CAATTATGGTTGCATATGATCACGCTAATAAGTGGGGCGTTGTTGGTGAGGGTCATCATAGATTAGAAGCAGCAATGGCTGAGGGCGTTTCCCATGTGCCAGTAACAGTTTATCGTCAGCCAGGATTAGGTGAGCGAAAAGAGACCTTTAAAGGTGGTCATCTAGCCATGACAACTAACTTTACTGATAAAGGAAGTTACGAAGACCGCATGGGCAAAGAGTATGTGCCTACCAATATTCACCCTGGACATTTTAAGCAGTTTCAATGAACAACTACGATCATCAAATAGTTACTAACGTTAGAGAGCATCTAACGGATGACCTACGTAGTGCAAAGTTTCGTGGACACGAGTGCAAGACCGCTGGACATTGCTACGTCGCCAGTGAGGCCGTCTACCACGCACTAGGTGGTAAGTCTGCTGGATATACTCCAATGCAGATTAAGCATGAAGGAACTAGTCACTGGTTCTTAAAACATTCATCAGGAAAGATAATTGATGCAACCTCAGATCAATTTGCAACTGCAGTTCCTTATGAGAAAGCCAAGGGAAGGGGCTTCCTCACTAAGGAACCATCTAGACGTGCAAAGACACTAATGAGTCGTCTGGAATCGAATCCCTAAACTGATCTACTGGAACTCTCCAACAAGTTCCTGATTTTTCTTGCGACCACCACTCATCTCTCTGACACTCTGATACTGGTAGCCAGCCATATATCTCTACTGAAGAAAAGTACTCTAGGTCGTAAATTCTAGTGCCAACAATTATGGCGTTTTTATTTACATCTTTACTCCATACAGGAATAGCATCTTTAGTTCTAACACAACGAACCTCAATATTTTGTCCAACATCTGGGTGATCTATACGGTTCTTATGCTCTTCATTTGTATACCAAGGAACTGTCCACGGCATTTTGTAAAGTTTGGCAACCGCATACTCTGCAACGTTTGATCTGATGTTTGCGTTTAACTCATACTCTAGCCAACCTTGGCGTTTGCCTTCAGCATAGTTAGGGCGATCTTCACTGCCCCACTTTATTAACCAGCGTTCCATGCCCAGTTGAGCACAGATTCTAATTTCATCTTTTGTTAGTTCTACTATTTTTGCCATTTTGTACTCCTTATTTATAAGATTTTTTAGACCAATGATTTTTTATATAATTGTTAATAATATTTTTATTAAAGTTTTTATCTTCAAGGATTTTATATTCACCATTTTTTAAATAATCAAATTCTGCTTTCCAATTAGTTCTTTTAAATGGAGTTAATTGAATTAAAGGTGTTCCTGCTTCAACAATTCCTTCAAAACCCTCTTTACACCACATAGGTGGAATAAGTTCTAATTGACTTTTATCAGTATCAACTATTGCTGGTATAGCATGAAACGGCAAATCTCTATAGCCGAATGGAGAAGTAAATAATGTAGAGTATCCTGGAGGAGTGTGTGGAATCCATGTAGAAAGGTATTTAAAAACAATATTTGAGTATCCTGTAGGTGGTGGAATAAACTGCGAACTAATCCCATGTTGTTCAAATACCCCTTTTTTATATTTTACTCTCCAAGTTACTCTGGGCAAATAATTACCAAATTCGTCTTTAACTTGACGTATCTGAATATCAGTCCACAATGCAATTATATATCCTGAAACTAAAGCATCTAACATTGGAGTACATTTTTTAAAAGTTGCATTAGAATATCCATTTTCAACAATTATTTTTTTCTCATCTTCATTACCAGGAACAAGTCCATACGGAGACATATTTTTCCACCAATCAGGAACGATTGTAGAAGCAGGAAAAGGCTTAGATTGAACAGCCCAACCGTATTCATCTATGGCTGTAAATTTAATAATATTAACCATATTTAAACCCTATCATAAGTATTACTTTTAGAGCAAATTAAGGTATTCTAGGAAAAATGAAAGGAGCCAAATGGCAGACAAAGGAACAGCAGCAGCAATTATTGAGGTTGCTGAAAAAGAAGTTGGCACAATTGAAGGTCCAAAGGACAATGAGACTAAATATGGCAAATTTACTAAGGCAGACTTTCTACCTTGGTGTGGCTCATTTGTTATGTGGTGTGCAAATCAGGCAGGTGTAAAGGTTCCTAATACCGTCTCAACTGTGGCTGGTGCAACTGCGTTTAGAAAAATGGGCACCTGGGTAGATGCAAAAGATGCCTCTCCAAAACCAGGAGACATAGCCTATTTTGATTTTCCAGGAGATGGTGTAGATCGAATTTCTCACGTAGGTATTGTTGTATCTAACAATGGGGATGGAACTGTCACCTGTATTGAAGGTAATACCGCAGGAAATGCAAAAGGTGATCAACGTAATGGTGGAGAGGTTTGTAAGAAAGTTCGTGGGTATATACCTAATAAGAAGAAGGTTATGGTATCTGTTGTTGGGTTTGGTCGGCCAAACTATGTTGGCAACGAAGTTGAAGCAAGTGTCCCCGTTATAGATACACCGTCTTTTCCAGGAACTGTTAAACCTGGAAGTAAAGGCAACAGCGTTAAGGTTGTTCAACGTGCTCTTGGATTAGTGGCTGATGGAGACTATGGTCCAGCCACAAAGAAGGCTGTAATTGCATTCCAAGACAACCATAAGATTTTGGATTCTAACGGTATTGTTGGTCCTAAGACTTGGGCAGAATTGGTCAAATTCCTATAAATCGGACAAATTACCCCTATAGCCCTCTAAGAACCGTCTGGTATTCTTGGGGGGCTTTCTACTGAAGGGGGTGCCCAATGACAACCATCATCGGAGTACAGTACGAAGACCGATGCATCTTGCTAGCAGACAATCAAGTTACAGATGATAGTGGTCGTATCTATAGACATCCACAGATGGCAAAAGTTACCGAACGTGGCGATTTTATAATTGCTGGTTCTGGAGAGGTCTCTCCTTGCGATATTGCTCAACACATTTGGAATCCACCAAAATTAACTGCCAAAGATTCTAAAGATGTCTATCACTTTATGATTGCAAAGGCTATGCCTTCCCTTAGAAAATGTTTAACTGAAAATGGATATGATTTTAATGAGGACCACGACAAATCTAAAGAAGGATTACGATTTCAATTCTTAATGGCTGTTGGTGGAGAGTTGTTTGATATTGATCAAGATTTGGCTGTTATGAGAAGTATGGATGGAACCTATGCAGTTGGTTCTGGGGCTTCATATGCTTTAGGTGCTCTGCATGCTGGTGCTAAACCAATGAAGGCTATGGAGATTGCTGCAAAACTCACAGCCTTTACTTCAGGTCCATACATTGAAAAGGAACAACTTAAGTAACTTTTGTAGGATTATTACACTTTATAAAAGTTACTCCTGATATAAACATAGACATGTATTAAAATAACAACGTCTATTGTAGATACTGTTCTTTTATTATTTTTAACACTTTCAACAACATTTCGACTCCTTCAGTGTCTTACTAGATGAGGGGATAACCATCTTTAAAACCTCAATCGTAAAATTAATTTAAGGAGAAAGATTAAGTGATATCACTAAAAAAACTTGCCACAGTCTTGGCTGCAGCCTTGACACTTGGCGTGATGTCGGCACTTCCGACACAGGCTACAGTATATGCTGACGTTGTCACCATTGATGCCGTAGCAGATACAATTAATCCTGGTGAGACTGCAACTGCAGTAGTATCAGTATCATTTTTGGGAACAAGTGTTGGAGATACCGTTTCGGTAATATCTGCAGTGTTGTCTGCCCCATCTACTGCTAGCGTTCCACAGTTTGCTGTTACAGAAACATCTAGCGCAACAGTAGCGTTATCATCAGATACAAGAACTGCAGCAATTTCACCAGCAACTAATACTACTGGTTATGTTACTGCAAAGTTAACAGCATCACTTAATGTGCCTAGCGTGTCTGGAACATATGTAGTTAGATTTATTCCTACATTGACTAGCGCATCTGGTTCAGTTACATCTGCTGCCCTTACATGGACAGTTACTGTTACCGCTCCAGATCTTAAGGCATCAACTGCTTATACAACATCTATTTTAAATGCTGGTGAAACAATCTCAGCAACAACAGATGCAACTGTGTATGCTTCAAAGGCTGTGTCTTCTGATGCCTCAGCAGTTATAGTTTTAACTCAAAAGAATGCTGCTAATGCTTCTGCTTCAGAATCAATTACAGCAACAATTTCAGGAGCGGGTATGTTGGGATATGGTACAAACCATACAACAATCAACGGTCTTGGTAGATCAATAGTTGTACCTGCAGGAAACTACCTTGGTGTATTTCCTGACGGCACATCTGGAGTAGGAACAATTACACTTACTTCACAATCTGGAGTATTGTTAGCAACAGAGAAAGTAACATTTTATGGTGACATTGCCAAAGTTGTTACAACTGTAAAGAAGCCAGCAATCGCTGTAGGTTCTAACGCAGACGCAATTTCTGCCGTAGCATATGATGCTGCTGGCGTAGTTGTAGGAGCAGGAACATTAACAGTTACTTCAAATGATCTTACAGTAATCAGCAACTCAGCAACAACTGCTTCTATTTCTAATGGTGAAGCGTTGTTTTCTTTGGCTGGTGTTAAG